CAAAGAACATTTCTTTAGCTAATTTAAGAGATAGAAAATTAGTGTACTTGCGCCTATCAAACACATCCCCCAAATGAATAATCGTTGTAATTCCTTCCCGAGCAAGTATTGGGAAAAAAGTTCCTTGATAGAACCTGGCTTGGAACTGTGCAAAGGAAACATTATCATTCTTGCCGCCATGGTGCGTATCTGTGAGCAAAGCTACTTTCATTATTTATCAATCTTGGTGAAATGTATACTTGTCTAGCATATCCTCGAATTGCTGTTGGTAGTCTGATTCATTATCATGAGCCTGAACTGCAATACGAGACTCTATATTAGACTCTTTCAGTAATTTTTCTTTTATCATCTGTTGTTTCTTTTCTTTTGTTATTCTACGAACAAATGCATAGTAAATGATCTGTGTAAAATAAGCAAAAGGATTAGAAGATTTCGCTGGATCAAATCTATCAATATACTGCAAACAATTTTCAATACCATCAGAAATCATTTCTTCCCGATAGGTATAGTTAATAAAGTTTGGTCGGTATGATAGATGATTTGCTATCTTTAGAATACACTCACCCAAATAATTAGTAATTTGAGGAGGTCCTTCACCAACAGATTCAGCTTCTTTTATTAGTGTCTTTCTCTCTACAATTGCTTGTAAGAATTCTTTATTATTTACATAGTGAATTGTTTTTTTCTTGGCCACGGGATGTTCCTCATTGTACATAATCTCCGAATAGTCCTGTAATAACTTCTACAGCATCGGGAAGATTATCTAGTCTCCAAGAAGCGTTACATCGAATAAGAGGATGTTCCATATATTGTTCATCATCAGACACGACAATTAAAGGTTTTCTCAAACCAATTGCCCAACCAATTTCAATAATAGTTCCGATAGATGGTCGCCTATCGTTCATCTCTTTGGGTAGATAAGCCAATACTAAATCACACGACTCTGTATCAAGCCAGTTCTTTGCATTGATAGCACGAGCATCAGACCACATAGGATCAGTTGCACCATCATCAGTATATGTCATACCCTCTTTAACAGGCTCACATCGTAAAGGAGAAATACCAATTACACCATATGGTAATATATACCTTACCTCGTTTCGCCATTCAGTTGCTTCTTGTTCGTTTAATCCAGCAATTGGTCCTGCCAGATATATGTACTTCTTCGTCATAATAAATGCCTTTTTTGTTTAGACATCTATTATGCTAACACATTTTCTAGAGATTGTCAAGCCCTGTGACACTCCAATTTACTTTACTCCAATCACCATCTCTGTGTACTGGAATTGCATGACATTTCGTTCCTAGATGTGGACTAATATCATTGATAAGAATTCTACCGCTATCTGCATGACCCATTAATAGAGTATCAAATGGTACACCCAATCTACGGAGTTCTGATTCAGTTCTTTCTCTTACGGACTCTCGTCTACCTGTCATTAAAATAATCTTATGGCCTTGTGCTTCCCACAAGCTCATTCTCTCCAATACACCAGGCAACAACTCATGGTCTTGTTCCATTATGGCCTTATGCCCACCACCCATATACTTGATGAGCGTTCCATCCACATCGCAAATGATGGTTTTCATTTTTTATCCATAAAATAGCTTGACAAATGTTCATATCCATGATAAGCTAAACAGCAGTGTCTCCGAGAGAAAGAGAATAGCATATTAATGTATTATCTTTTTAGTAGGTACATGAGTCATTCTTGAATCTTCTTCGTACTCCATTAGTTGTTCTTCAGTTGGAGTATTCTCTTCCATAATAGCTGAAAGTTTATCAATGTTAGAACGAATCTTAGCAAGTATATCATCATCACTATCATCTTTATCAAGTTCAATACCAGATTCTTCTTTAGCCTTATTAGAAATCATCCGATAGTATACGATTACTTCCGGTGCTAGATTCCCCCAACCTAATATCTTTTCTTTATTGATAACAAACTTAACATCATTAGTAAAGTTTACCCATCTCTGTAAGCCTGTATGCTCAATGATGTGATCAGGACGATCATAGGTGTGTTGTTTAGTGACGCTCATTGGACATTCTACAACAAGAGCATCACTATACTCCTGTAACACTTTACAAAGTACATCATCCCCATTTAGCATTTTGATAACTTTATATGGTGATTCGTTGGTGTCTTTATCTGCATATTCCATATAACTATTTATCTTTAAGCTTAACTGGCACTATATCGTAATCAAATCCTTGCTCATTATAGATACCTATTCTCTCAGAGAAATGATTTAAAGTATAGTTACTCTTATTATTATAACTTAAATCGTCTGATATGTCAAATATATTAAGTTGTTCTTTATCGGCTGACAATCTCAAACCACGACCAATTGATTGTAATACTTTTATTTGGGATTTATAAGGACTAGCAAATATAATGTTATGTATTCTCTTAATGTTTACTCCTGTAGAAAATGTACCATACGATGCAACAATGACACAATTATCATTTTTCTCTACAAGCTCTCGTACCTTCTCTCTATCATCTGTAGGTGTAGCGCCATAGATTAAATATATGTTTCGTTCTTCACCACAGGTATCAACAATCATACTACACAAAGGAACTAATTGCTTTTCTATGTATTGAGCTAACACCAGAGAGTTGCCTTCTAAAGAACAAGTTAGATTTTTTATAAACAGATTTCTTTTAAGATGTGTAGATAAGTACTCCATTTCTTGCTGATAAGTTTTACCTCTCATCAGCATTTTATTTTGTTTGGTGTGTTCTAGTACAAGGCAACGAATGTGTAGATCAGATAATTCCTTACGTTCTATAAGCTCTGATGTGGTGGTAACTTGTTCATGTACTGTAAACAATCCTTCCAATACCAAACGATGAATCTCTGTACCGTCTAATGTTCCGGTAAGGCCTATACGATATTTACAATCATGCAACTTTGTCATTATACCTGTTAATGATTTTGCTTTTGCGAGATGAGCTTCATCAACAAACACAGCTCCGAATTGACTAAAATATCTTTTGTCTAATTTATAGATTGACTGCCATGTAGAAATAATAACTTCTTTACTGGTATTTTTATCTTTACCAGCATACAATCGGTGACAGTGCTCGTCAGGAAACCAACCATAGTCTGCAAAGTCTGAATACATTTGCTCAACTAAACTGGTTGTAGGAACAACGATTAGGATTTTATTTTCAGTAAATTTTTGAATGTAGTATCTTACTAGAGAGTAAATAATAAATGACTTACCACTACCAGTAGGGGAAAGAATAAGGCCACGACCAGACTCCAAAACACTGTGTACAGCATCTATTTGGTAATCTCTTGCTCTGAACTTTCCTTTCTCAATCGACCGGACAAATCTTTCGGTAACTTTTTTATCCAGTTTCTTAACGCCAAAATCTCCTTCGTATTCAATTTCGTAGCCTTGTTCCTTGAGAAACTTCTGGACATAAGGTAATAATCCATAATAGATTTTACCAGTACCAGGAGAGAATAATCTGATTCGGCCGTCCCACATTCTGTTTCGTACAGACGGCATGAACTTTGCTCCTGGGACTTCAAAGGTGAAGAATTCGGAGAGTTCTCGGGAGATGGATGACTCGCACTTAATTCTGATGTACGCTTCATTAAATTTTTCAACTATTACAGACACTATTAATCACCATGAAGAAATTTCTTCCATTCAATTGTATTACGAATTGTCCAGTTTCTGTTGTTAATCTCCCTTAATATTCTTTCCAGATATTCTACTATCTGTTTTGTATAAGCCATACGCTGGCCTAATTGTTGGAGGTCTTTATCGGCCTCCATATAGATACCTATATCAGTTCTGAGCACCTTCAATTCAAAGGGGTTTTCTGCATACACCTCAGGAGGAGCTTTACCTGTGTAATACTCCCACTTCACCCTATACAAAACTTTATAATCATCTTGCAGTTTTTTATACTGTAAAGAATGTTTAGTAAATATCTTTAGATATTTGTTGTGTATCTGTGGTGTACGGATAGACTCAAGGTCCAATTCTGTATCATCAATTTTTATATCACGCTCAACTTCAATATAC